TCATTGACATTCCAGAAACATGGTTAAGTGCCCGACTGAGAAAGGTAGCAGCCAGAGAAGCAATTGATATGGTCATGGCGACAAAAGAAAGATGGAAAGACAAACCCGTAAAGATGGTTATGCCCGTTCACAAATGTAACAGAATGTATGTTAGTTGTACTATTGCAGACTTAGTTCCGTCAAGACAAACTACTGAGTTTGATGCATGGTTACACATAGCAAGTATCGGTAATAAGATGATTATGGACTTACCAATAAAATATCATAAGCACTTTAACAAATACAATACTGTTGGTAAGAGATTGAACTCATATATCATCACCAAGAACTATATTCAGTTTAGTTTTGAGTTGGTTACTTTACCCAAGAAAGAAGGTAAATTGGCAATCGGTGTTGATACAGGCATTAATGCTCTGGCATCAGTCAATAACGGAAATCAATATGGAAAGGATATTAAGAATTGTATTGAGAGAATTAAAAGATGTAAACAGAAATCCAATGGATATTATGTCGCCAAGAGAGCGTTAAAACAACGAATTGATGAAATAGCGAAAGAAGTTATAATTAAAGAAAATCCTGATTTAATTGTTGTTGAGCAATTGAAGAATATGGGAAATAAAACAAAGGTCAAACGCTTGTTGACCAAAAATATCAGGCGTTCTATCGGAACTTGGAATTGGAAGTACTGGCTAAAGAGGTTAGAAATGCAATGCGAAACTAACCGTGTTAGTTTTCGCAGTGTTAAACCTTTCTATACCAGTACAACCTGTCCAGTATGTGGTCATTCCGATAGGGGGAATCGAAACGGAGAAATATTCTTGTGTCTTTCTTGTGGTCATAGAGACAATGCGGATATAAACGCAGGTAAGAATATATTAAATCGGTTTCTCACGGGACTCTACGGTGCTCGTTACAAAAATTCTGATGATGTGCAAGTTTGTGCAATTTCAAATTAACGGTGCATATCTTTCCGCTTTAAGACATAATTGGCTTGATGAAATTTGCTCTCATATGAAAAGGCCAATAAATCATAATAAAAAATGGTTTAAAGAAGATTGCAAAAATGAGGCTTTAAAATATAATACAAGAACAGATTTTTTTAATAATGCGATAGGGGCATATAAAGCAGCATATAAAAATAATTGGTTAGAAGAAATATGTTGTCATATGACAAGTATTAAAAAACCAAATAATTATTGGACAAAAAATCTGGTTCATTCAGAAGCTTTAAAATATTCATCTAAATTAGATTTTATTAAAAATTCAAAGTCGGCATACATAGCGGCATCAAAAAATAATTGGATAGATGAAGTATGCGGGCATATGGAATCGTGCGGAAATGTTCTTTCTCGTTGTGTATATGTTTATGAATTTCCAGATAATTTTGTTTATGTTGGGCTTACGTGTAACGAAAAAAGAAGACAGATTGAGCATTTACAAAAATTAAAATCACCAGTTTATTTACATATTATAAAAACGAACTGTCAACCAAAATATAAATTAATTAGTAATAATTATATTGATGTGATACAAGCACAGCAACTAGAAAAACAAACTTACGAAATTTATAAAAATAATGGTTGGTTTTTATTAAATTCAAATAGAACAGGAGGTATTGGTAGTCAAAAATTACCTCAGAATAGAAAAATTAAATAAATTAAAAAGATATGATACCAATAGAAACAATGTTGAGGTCACAAGAAGATGGATCCATGCAATATATGGATGGATATTTTCTTACAAAAAACCAAATAAAAGAATTGGTGAGAGATTTTCAAGCTGATTGCCATGATGGATTTGTTAGTAATGACGATTTATATATAGAAGAATGGATGAAAAGACATAATCCAGAATAAAAAATATTTTAAAAATGGCTAATAGAGATAAATTAATTCAAGCAATAGAAACATCCCATTCTAAGCTTAAAGAAGAAATTATGTATCATCTTGAAGATGTTGATCATGGGCAGGATGAAGGGGAGAATCTAGATTACGATATAGTCAATGCATTTGAAGATGCTATGAATACTATCGAAGATAATAATGATTATAAAGACATACAACCATATTTAAAGGATTTATTTATTAAAATCGGATATGCTGTTCCTAAAACTAGGGAGGAGATTGATAGGACGATTATTACATCGGGAAAGAAATATTGGTTTAAAAAGAATGGAATTTTTTATGATTCCGTTGATTCTTGGGAAAGATGGATAAATCAATAAATGTTATTTAATTTTCTGTCCGATGTTTTTTAATCGCAATGGTTTCATTGCGATTTTTTTATTTTATAATATTTATAAAATATAGATTTGATAATGAATAAACGAACAATTCTTGAGGAGATTGATAGGATTCATCAATTAAATGAATATGGATATGATTATGATGATGTACCAAGTAATAGACCGTATGTTGGTCGAGAAATATCATATACTGGTTCGATAGGGTATAATAAACCTGGTAAAAAGAAAGAAAAATTGTCTCCTGAAGAAAGACGCATAATAAATAAAGAGGCGCATAAAAGTCATCCCTTAGATATAAATAACGATAAGGATAAATTAACAATCTTCAAACATTTATCTAAGCGTAATAATATTAATAATGTTACCGATGAGAAGACATTAGGATTTATCAATCGAATAAATAGTAAACAGCGTTATGCTCGTGTTAGACTATCGATAGATCATGAACTCGAATTTGAATATGGATATTTTTTATTAACAATTAATGAATGTCGTATTACTGATTATCCAAGCGGAATTGGCTTTGATGATTTTCATTTAAGCCCAACATTTAATAGTTTGTTAAATAAAGAACATAGTGGATTTAAGAGATGGGCGGTGCCATCATTTGAAGATTTTAAAAATTTTATAATGACAAATAGGGAATAATCGAAAAAGAAGTTAAAGAAGCTAAAGAACATTTAAGCGATAATAAATAATGGCAACATACGGTATAGATTACCCATTTAGGGATAGTGCAATAGGAAATTATGTAAAAATGACCTCAACACCTGAAAGAGAGGTTAGAGCCGATCTTATACATTTATTATTAACAAGAAAAGGTAGTCGTTATTTTTTACCAGATTTTGGAACACGGCTTTATGAATATATTTTTGATATGAATGATAGTGTTTCTTATAATCACATTGAGGACGAAATAAGAGAAGGTGTAAGAAAATATATACCTAATTTAGATATAAATTCAATTAATATTATGTCAGCAGAAAATGATCCTGAGACGCCACCAACCCCTAGTGAAGAAGAAGATGCAAGATTATTTAGAGTCGGTGATGGGTCAACAAAGCCATATACAGCAAGAGTTAAAATAGATTATACAGTTAATAATGGAACATTTTCTTCATCAGATTTTATAATAATAAACATTTAATATAATATAAATGTCAAAAGAAATTTCATATGCGGTAAGAGATTTTGCTAGTCTTCGGGAAGAACTGGTAAAGTTAACTAAACAATATTATCCAGATTTAATATCTAATTTTAATGATGCATCAATTTATTCAGTATTATTGGATTTAAATGCTGCTGTTGCAGATAATTTACATTTTCATGTTGATAGAGTGTGGCAAGAAACAATGTTGGATTTTGCTCAACAACGAAATTCATTGTTTCATATAGCTAAAACTTATGGTATACGATTACCAGGGCCAAGGCCATCTGTTGCATTATGTGATTTTAGTATAACTGTTCCAGTTAGAGGTGATAAAGATGATGAAAGATATGAGGGTATATTAAGAGCAGGATCTCAGGTTTCGGGTGGCGGTCAAGTTTTTGAAACTGTTGAAGATATTGATTTTTCCAGCCCATTTAATAGCCGAGGCGATTCAAATAGATTAAAAATACCAAATTTTAATAATAATAATAAATTAGTATCATATACCATAACAAAGAGAGAAGCTGTTGTTAATGGTATTTCTAAAATATATAGAAGAGTTATCACTAGTTTAGACCAGAGGCCGTTTTTAAGACTTTATTTACCAGAAAGAAATGTATTGGGAGTATCTGCTGTTATTCATAAAGATGGAACAAGTTATGGTTCTAATCCAACAACAGATGAATTTATTTCATCGAAAAATAAATGGTATGAAGTAAAAACACTAATAGAAAACAAAGTTTTTATTGAAAATCCAACATCAGTATCGGATTCATATAATTTCAAAGCTGGTGATTATGTTGATATTACTAAAAAGTTTTATACTGAATATACACCTGAAGGATATTTTGCTTTAACTTTTGGTTCAGGAAATGTTGATCCAATGGATAATCTAGATAATTACATGTCAGGTAGTATGCAGGTTAATTTGTCAACATTTTTAAATAATACAGCACTTGGCGAAATACCTAACTCTAATACTACATTATTTGTTAAATATCGTGTTGGTGGTGGTAAAGATACTAATATTGGCGTTAATGTTATTAGGGCGATGGATGCGTATGAACTTATTGTAAACGGGCCTAACGCATCAATAAATTCGCAAGTGAGTCAATCAATACGAGTAACAAATATAACACCGGCAGTTGGCGGGGCAGATATTCCAACAGTTGAAGAAGTCAGAAATATGATTGCGTATAATTTTGCGGCACAAAACAGAGCTGTGACATTAAATGATTATAAATCGATGATTGAAACAATGCCAGCAACATTTGGAGCTCCAGCTAAAGTTAATGTGATGGAAGAAGATAATAAAGTTAGAATTAAATTATTATCATATGATGAAAATGGAGCTTTAATTGATACAGTATCAGAAACATTAAAAAATAATGTATTGAATTATCTTTCAAATTATAGAATGTTAAATGATTATTTGGATATTCAAAGCGGTGAAGTTATCGATCTTGGACTAGAAGTTGATTTAGTAATTAATAAAAATGAAAATCAGGCTGATGTTGTGAAA